GGCCTTCGCCCAGATGTTCTGGCCGGTGGTCGCCGTGACCAGCCGGCCGGTGGAGTCGGTGGTGAGCTTGGCGTCGACCAGCACGGCGGCGCCGGCGACGGCTTGGGTCACGTCCCGGGTCTTCACCGTGGCCGCTTCGCCGGCGGCCGGGTCGTCCTGGAGGATCCCGAGGAACGTGGTGGTGGCCGCTCCGCAGAGGGCCACGCCGGTGGCGGTGCGCTTCACCGCCCGGTACTGGCCGGTGGTCGAGAGGTCGGTGTCCGCCGGGTAGGCGACCCTCCCTCCGTCCTGTGCGTAGGCCATCAGCTGATCTCCTTCTGGTACGAGGCCGCCAGGTCGGGGTTGAGGTCGGCGGCCTTGAGGATGGCCGAGGGCCGGTCGAGCTTCGGGTCTGCCTTCTGCAGCTCGTCGGCGGCGGTCTCGAGGGCGGCGGCCGGGTTGGTGGCATCGGCGCCAGCCCCACCGAACTCGGCGAAGTCGGCAGCCCCGCCGGCTGCGAGGTGCGATGCCGCCTTGAGGATGCGGTGCAGCTCGGCACCCGCCTCCTTCGACAGCTTCTCGTCGACCTCCCGGAGGATGGTCGCCCGAGTCTCGGGGGCGGCGGGGAGGTTGGCGTAGTCGTTGCCCTTGGCCTTGGCCAGGTACTCCGAACTCACCCGGGCGTCCCGCTCGGTCTCGGCCTTCTTCACCGCGTCGGCAGCGGCGGTCTCGGCCTTGGCGATGCGCTCCTGGCCCTCGACCCACGCCTTGCGGACGGGCTCGGGCATCGACTCCAGCGCCTTGGCCAGAGCTTCCTCCTCGGTGGCCTGGCCGGCGGCGCCGGTACCGAGCACGCCATCGCGGGCCTTGGCCAGCGCGTCCTCGGCGGTCTTGGCCCGGGCCTCGGCCGCCTCACGGTCGGCGTTGGCCTTGGTCAGCGCCTCGGCGACCGCCTTCGCCACGGGGTCGTCACCGTCGGCCGCGTTCTTGGCGGGGTCGCCGCCGAGGGCTGCGATCAGGGCGGTGGCCTGGGCCTTGGCGGCATCGGGCATGGTGCCGAGCGCCTTGGTCAGGTTCGCGAGCAGTTCGTCCACGGCTTCTCCTTGGTTCGCCTCTTCGGCCTTGATCAACGCTTCGAGGTCTTCGACGGTGAGGACGGTGCCGGGCACCTCGGCGGACTTCATGACCATCCAGCCGGGGGCGAGGTGGGCGGGGGCGTCCACACCGGATGCCTCGTCGATCCTCAACCCCTTCATCCGCTTGGCTCTCAGTCCTGGCATCCGGTCTCCTGAAATCGAAAAGGGCCACCCCCTCAACCGGCTGCCCTGCGGCGGCTGGCTGAGCGAGTGGCCCGTAGGTCTCTTGGCGGAGAACGGTACCGGGCATTCCGACCGATCAGGCGGAACCCCTTGGCGCAGCGGCCGGTTGTAACGGAGCTTCTATGCATCTCCTATGCCGAGAAGTAGCGATTTCCCCCCGGAATTTCTGAGATTTCGTCGGACAGATGGCCGCGCTGCGACGTTTGTAGAGAGCATGACCCACGACAATGCAAGCCCTTGGCCCGCCATCCCCGACCACGCCATCGACATCGCTGGGATGCCGATGCTCCCAGAACGCCTCACCGATGTTGGGGGGAAGCCCTACGTCCGGTGCTACTTGCATGGCCTGATCCCGGCCGACCACCGCTGCGACCAATCACCCGGCGATCACTTCTGCGGGGAGGCAGCCCATCCGAATCTCGGCGAGGGCGAGGACCACGACGACCAGGCATGTTCGCATGACGAATGGAGTTCCACCCTGTGCGACCGGCTCCACATCATCAGAGACCTGCACCAGCAGGGGGAAGAGCCCGGCGGCATCACGAGCGGCTTTTGCACCGAATGCACCTGGCAGTACCCCTGTCCCACGGTCCACGTTGCCAACGGCTGGGGTGAGATCCACGAGTGCGAAAACGCTGGCTGGTGCAGCCACGCCAGCGTTCCGCTCACGCCCGGTTGATTACCGAGCCAGTGTCCTCGGGTTCTCGCTCACGAAGTCGCTGGTGCCCACGCCGTTCCATCCGCACGCGCATGACCGCTCGATCTTGCGCCGCACCTCGCCGAAGCCGCCGTGGCGGAACAATGTGGGATGGGCGCTGGAGCCGATGTGCAGATCAGCGCCGCACGCGGGACAGGTGCCGGGGGCGATGGGCACGAGGTCACGACATGCACCGTGCTTCGCCCGCTTCGGAGCGTCGAACAGCCCGTCAGCCACGATGGCGCCACCAGTCGGCGATGAACCACACCAAGTCGCCGATGATCCTGCCGACAAGGCAGCCGATGATGAGACCGACGAGGATGGCGAATTCGCTCACGTCACGTCGCCCGGCTCGACCATCTCCTGGGATCCGGCATCGAGGAGAAGGGCGGGGCGACGGCGGATGCGGCCGCGGTTGACGTACAGCCGCAACTCGATCTGTCGGTCACCGGCGTCACGGAGCACGGTCAACAGGTCGGGGTCGAGCAGCGACCGGACCCACCCCTGTACGAAGTCGGGCACCCCATCGGCCGGCGAAGCGCACGCCATCAGGCTGAGCGTCCGAGCGTGACAGGCACGCCGCCGGTGATGTTCGGCTCGGCCATCAGGCGGGAACGACTCTCCACCGGCGGCCGCAGTTTGAGCACATCACGGCGACCGGTCCGTCGTGGCCGGTCATCTCCAGTTCCTCGTAGCGGTGGCCGTTCCACCGGCACTCCTCCTGCCGGACTGCCTGCCGCATCTCGGGCGTTACCTGCTCGGCCATCAGGTAACGCGACTCAGCACCACGATGTCAGCCAAGTCCTCAGTGGGAATCCATCCAGGGTCGGCGCTGGCGGGGATCAAGGCGCGGTCCGACAGCAGCCATGCGTGCTGGCCGACGTAATCGCCACCATCCTCGATCTGGATCGGCCACGCGCAGTAGAGCCGGAGGCGCTGGCCGATCAACGGCTCCGCCTGCGATCGCAGCGTCCGCTTCACCCCCGGCCGGAATGTCGCCTCGATCTTGTCGAAGGGACGCCAGCCGTCCTTCACGCCATCTCCACGTCGAGCCGGGTGGCCCAGCCGCCGAGGCTGTACCCGGACTTCACGCCCTTGGTGATGTCGGACCAGCCCGCTTCGTTCCACACCACGCCGAGAAACACGGTGCCGGGGGCGAAGGACTTCTCGACCATGGTGCCGTCGGCCTTGGTCATGGGCACGGTGACCTCGTACGGCCACGACACGATCTCGACCATCTCGCCGATGGTGGTGCCGTCACGGTGCTGGTCGCGGATGGTGCGGTCGCCGGCCCGCACGTAGTCCCACACCGCCTTCTGCAGATCATCGGCGGTGGCGAAGTCGCCGTGGGCGTCGAGGTGGGCGGCGCTGGGCGACTCGGGCGACGCCGGGTACAGCGGGGCGAAGGTGTACCGCTTGGCCTCGTCGGACTTGATCACCGGCCCGGCCAACGCCTTGACCATGGGCGACGACGACGAGGCGGACGGAGCGGACGGGATGCCGTCGAGGGTGAACACGGTGCGATCATCTCCCCACGCCAGGACAATGGAGCCGAAGTGCAGCGGGGTCGGCTCGATGCCCTCGGCCAGGATGTCGGCGGCGGCCTCCTCGTCGTCGGGCTCCACCAGAGCCAGCGTCGTGTGTGCGGTGAAGCCGTGATTGGTCGCCACCTCAACGCCGGCCGCTGCCAGGGTGCCGACCAGGCGCTGACGGAACTCAGTCAGGCCGGGCGCGTCAACCAGGGCGACGAGGGGCCACGGCTCGCCGTCCTCACCGTTGAACCGGGCCACGCCGCCGACCACGCCGGACACCGGGGCGTTGACCGCTGCGAAGGAGGCCAGAGCGCCCTCGATCTTGTCCCGGTCGAGGCGCACGACGGCATCGCTGCCCATGAAGCCGAGGGTGACGTGGAGATCTTCGGGAAGCTCGCCGCCGTCGAGGGCCAGCATTCGGGCGACGTCGGGCGAGGGATACAGCGCCACCATGGCGGCGGTCGACATGCCGAGCGCCTTCTTCGCCGCCTCTCCGAACACCGTGCCGCAGTGCTTGCATGAGCCGACGTAGGCCGACACCTTGCCATGGCACGACGGGCACTCGACGGAGGCGGCGGGGTGCGACGACAGCAGCCGACGCAGCAGAGCCAGCCGACCAGCCTTGTGCACCTTTCGCTCGGCTGGGGCCTTGCCGGGGCGGAAGCCAGTGGCGTCCTTGTGGCGGTTGCTGCACCAGCCCTTCGCCTGATCGGGCCGCATGTGCTTCGAGGCGATGCGCACGCAGGCGTCGAAGTCGCCGCTCTGGCCCCAGCGGATGCGACCGCCGGCCCCGGCGTTGTACCAGGCGATGAGCTTCGCCGCCCGGGCCTCGCCGGTCGGGTTCGCCTTGTCGCCTGCGGACTTGTCGATGGTGGCGGTCACTCGTTCCTCGCAATGGCGGCGTTCGCCCACATGACGGCTTGCTCCAGATTGGTCAGGGCGATCGACTGCTCACGGCTCGCCGGGGTGAGGGCGATGATGTCCAGCGCCAGCGTCTTCGCCCCGGCCCGGATCATTTCGTAGCGGGCGGTCTGGTCACCCTTCGGAGCGTGGTACGTGAAGTCGCTCTCGATGCGATCGGAGAGGTCCACTATGCGGCGCTCCTTCGTGATGTGGCCGGGCGGATCACCTGACGGCACCTGCACCGCGGATGCAGCGGTGGGTGCAGGACAGGGCCGAGCGGCGTGTCGTACAGCGCTTCGAGTCCGGCCACCTGCCGGCCGTTGAGGGGCAGACAGATGGGGCAGAGCCGCCCGTCCTCACGAGCGGTCACCCACTCTCGGACCAGGCCGTCAGGGAACGCCGACTCAGCTTGCCGATAGCCTTCCATGGCCCCGGCGTTGCTCGACCTCAGCAACTCGGTGCGGGCGATGGTGCGGGCCTGGGTGTCGAGCAGGCGGGAGCGGTAGGCGGCAACCAGCTTGTCGACTCGGGCCGGCGGGGTGTTCTGGGAGGCGAGGTAGCGGTGGCGGTTGGCCACGGCCCGGGCCCAGCGGGGATGCAGGCCGATCACGTCTCGCACCTCGGCCGCCACCACGTCGACCGACAGGCCCTCGCGCTGGCCCCGGACGATGATGTCCCGCACGGCGGAGCGGGCGGTGTCGGTGATGCCGTGGACCAGGGCGGCGGCGTGGGTCTCGGCGGCAGCGATGGCCCGGGTGGGCACGAGCTCGAAGCTGACCCCGATGTCGGCGGTGGCCCGGCGTGCGCCCCGCTCGGCCTCGTTGACCAGCGGGCCACGCACGGCCCGGAGCAGGCGGCGGCGCATGAGCGACCAGTCCACGGCCCGGCTCGGGTCCTCGTCGCCCCGGCGCAGCAGTTCGAGGAGCTGGTGGCCGAGGATGGCGACGGGGGCCAGCAGCGCCGCCACGATGGCCCGGGCCATGCCCGCCTCACCGGCCGCCTTCTCGATGGCCTCGGGCGTGGGGGCGGCGGCGGCCCGCGGCGCCGGTGTCGAGACGATGGTCATGCGTCGGCCGGGACCGGCCCGGGGACGAACTCGGCCATCGTCCAGTAGTCGTCCTCGGGGGCAAGCGAGTGCTTGACCGTGTAGCCGTAGCGCATGGCGATCAGGTCGACCTGAGGCATCGACGCCGTGCGCAGAGGCCAGTGCAGCACCGGGGATCGCTGGGCCAGCAGGGTGTCGAGGATGCCGAGCTGGTACCCGACGACGAACGCCTCGTCGTCGTACGGGCCGCCGTTGCTGGCGCAGACCACGAAGGGCATGACCAGCCCGTACTCGGTGCCGTCGCCGGTCGTCTCGCTCACGCTGCCTCCCTCGATTCAGCGGGGACGATGAGCCCGCTTTGCGCCTGCTGCCACTCGTCGGCCTCGATGCCTGGCGCCCCGACCTGTTCTCTCGCCCATTGCTCCGTGGCCTCGGTGTTGGTGATCGCTCCCGACGAGACGAGCTGAGCCCAAGCCCCGGCGAACTCCTCCATGTCGACCTGCTGGACCCGGCCGGGGCGCAGCTTCGGGGTGAGCTTGGCCGAGACGCCGTTGGCCCGCATGACCCTCGGCGTGATGTGGGAGTCGAACACGCCGGCCACGCCCTGCGTCCACGTCTCCAGGGCGCTGTTGAAGTTGTCGATGCGGGCGGCGCCGAGCGCCCTGGAGCCGACGCCCTCATGGCCGAGGAGCAGCCAGTCGGTGAGCAGGCACAACGCGATCTCGGTGCGCTTCCGCATGATGGTGGCGCCGATGTCGATCTGGCGCTTACTGCCGGAGGTGAGCAGCTCGAACCCGTAGCGGTCGTTCCCCTTCTCGTCGAGGTCTCGGGGAAACACCATGCCCTCGTTGGCGTTGCGGCGGACGTTGGACACCATGCGCTTGATGGCTGCGATGGCGGCCTTCTCGTCGGGCGTGGCCTTGCTCGACAGCATCCGGGGCGGCACGTAAGCGACAGGTAGCCCGGCCAGGTCCCGCTCGATGCCGATGCCCTCGTGCTCCTCGATGCGTCGCAGGAAGTACCACGGTCGGTGGCACGACCGCAGGGCCGACACGCCCTCGGGCGAATTCTTCTTGCTCGACGTGCGGAAGAGGGCGCCCCGCTCGATGGGGATGAGCACGGCCGGCCCGCCCTGCACCTGCTGCCACATGCCGAGCACGTTGCCCCGGGGGCCGAACTCCCATCGCAGCTTCGAGTCCTGGGAGCGGGGGTAGATGCCGCGCCAGCCGACCAGCCCGTCGTCGTAGTCGGACGAGGGGGCGGCGTCGGGGTCGTTCGGCTTGTACGGCTGCTCGCCCTGGCGGCGCTTCAGGACCGGGTTGTGGTAGCTGTTCGAGACGGCGAAGTTGCCGGCACAGAAGGTGTGATCCTCGTCGACCTCCAGGTCGAAGACCTCGCCGTCGTAGTCCTCGATCTCGACGGCGAGGACCCGCTGGCCAATGGCTTGCTGGTAGACGCGGCACTGGTTCCCGTGCTGCTTCGGACCGTCAGTGCGCAACCACTTCGAGATGCACGTCTGAGACAGTCCCAGTGCCTCCCCGATGGCTGCGTGGCTCATACCGCTGACGGCCATCGCACGGGCTGAGGCTTCCGCTTCTGGTGTGCGCTTGCGCATCAACCAACGCTCTGTCTGGTGGCCGACATCGAAGAACGCCGGGGAGACCCTCGCCTCGCCCCGGATCGTCACAGGATGACCGCCCTTGTGGTACCGAAGGGGAGCCGGAAACCCCAGTGCTCCACCGATGAGATGCATCTGGTGACCGAGCGCTTCGCTGACGGTCGCGCCGGCATCGCCCTCCAGCCATCCCTCCCAGATGCCACGGGCGAACTCCTCCTCGGTAGGAAGACGCAGCAGTTGCTTCGCTCGCGCACCCGCTCCCACACCAGCCGGCGACGCCGCCACCCAGTGATCGATCAGGTCGGCCAGGGCCGGATGGCTGGCGGAGACACGTCCCTCGGTCTCCCGTCGGACCAGCGTCGATGCTCTTCCGCTCGCCAGATGGTGCGCAGGTGCGTCCTCCCTCGCCAGCCAGCTGTTGATTCGCTCGGCTACCGCTGGCACTTCCTTGGCGTGGATAGAGAACGTGACCCGTGTGCGGCCACCACGATCCCGATGACCCTCGGCGAGGAAGAACCCGACGACCCAGCCGGAGAGGAAGTCCCCGCCTGGAGTCATCTGCGGACGGGGGCGCAGCAGCTCGTCGCCCGGCTCGATGTCGCCAGCTGGCTTCCAACCAGCGGACGTCGGCACCATGTGCTCAGCGGTCATCCGTACCGGGAAGGGGTAGCCGAGCATCCGCAAGCTGACCAGCGTCCCAGAGTGCCGGCGTCGAAAGACGTTCGTCACCTTCCTCGCCCGGCCCTGTCCTGTAAGGACTTCGTCGCCAGCCACGATGTCACCGATTGGAACCGACGACCCGTCCCCTCGAAGCACTGTCTGGTCGGGCGGCATACACCAGCCGTAGGGGACCATCGTGAAGATCGAACTCACGGTGTCGGCCCAGCTCATCGACATGTCGTCGAGGCAGGAGTCCATGTGGTCGGCCCAGCGCTGGCCCTCGGCGCCGGTGTCGGGCGGGGGCTCGAAGTGCCAGTGCACCCGGCGGACGAGGTTGTCGATGGTGATGAGCGACCCGCCGATGGTCGGGTCCTCCTCGGACATCTCACGCCATGTCGCCGTCGCCCGATCGCCCTGCAGCGCCGGCCGCATCTCCTCGGCAATCTGGCCGCTGTACTGGACGAGCCCGGTGGTTCCCAGCTCTAGGAAGTCCTCCCCGCCCGCCGCTCTCGCCTTCTCGACCTGCTCCTCGACCGCCGACCCGTTCATGCTCACGATGCCCGGCTCCTGGTCCTCGTCCACACGGTCGGACCGGTGTCGCTCAGAGCCTCGACCCTGGCGGCGTGCTGGCGAACAGTCGCCCACGCCACCGACCACGTCACGCCGACGATGGCGACAGCCATGCCGATCACGACCAGGCCGTCACCCACGGATGCTTGCGATCACGACGCTCACGCTGCGAGGGTAGAGCCGAACCGGTCAGATCAGGCGGTACCGGGCCTTCCGTCCGTCCGATACTTGCGCTGACGGAGCGACGTTTGCAGCCGCCGTAGCTGCTCGTCGGTCAGCGAGTCGACCACCTGGCGCCCTATCTTCCATAGTCGCTGTAGCCGCCCTGATCGCCTGTCCCGCCCATATCCCAGCCGCCGAAGTCGCTGGCCGAGGGGCCGAGGTCCCAGGCGTTCGACTGCGGCAGCTCCAGCGGGGCCACGGGTTCGATGGGTGCGCCGCGGCCCATGAACAGGTACCGGAGGGCGTCGAGCCAGTCGTCGTCACCGGCGGCCTTGTCGATGTCCTCGGGCTTCTTCGGATCCCGGGGGGCGTTGGGCAGCGTGCGGATGGTGTCCTCACACGTCGTGAACAGGTGCAGTCGGGGACACGTCTCCCAGCCCAGCGCCCGGTGCATGTCGCAGGCGGGCATCTCGGCCAGGTAGTGGTGGACCCGTGCCCAGCCGCTGAGACGGTCGTTCACGGCCCGGCGCAGCTCGACGCCCTCCTCGGCGTAGACCTGGGCGTTGGAGTTCTGCTCGCCCGTCTTGGCCCACATCGACGGGTCGGCGTGGCGGGCGCTGATCTGCTCGTCGCCCTCGGCGGCCAGGATGCGCTGCGCCTGCTCGGTCTGGCCCACGCCGGTGCCGTCCAGCTCCCGGTACACCCAGCACCGGCCGTCGTTGTCGTAGGCCCCGAACAGCGTCACCCACGCATGGGCGTAGCCGTAGTCGATGCCCTCCTCCCGGTCCCACTCGGGCGGCAGCGCCATGGGGTGCACGACGTGGCGCTCGATGTTCCACTCCGGGAAGAACTGGCCGGCGAACACGTCCCAGTTGCCGTCCTTCATGGCCTTGCGTCGGGCGGGGTCGGGGATGGAATCGAGGATGCGGTGGTAGCCCTTGTCTCGGTCCAAGTAGGGGTTGTCGCTGAGCTTGGCGGGGATGAACCGGATGGTCCGGCCGAAGTCGTCGGTGACCACCTTGGCGCCCCGGTCGGTAGCGTCGATGTACTTTGCCTTGACCTCGCCGTGGCTGGCCCCGCCCGGGTTGGCGGTGGAACGCAACCCAAGCACGGGGATGACGTCAGGTTCAGCGGAGCGCATCCGTTCACCCAACACGGCCACCACGCCGGGCGACATCAGTGTGCGCTCGTCAACGAGTACCAACTGGTACTCACCGCCCTGGCGGATCGTGGCGTCCTCGACTCGCTCGGCGTAGCGAAAGCGCAGCTTCGATGTGCGGAAGCGCCGGGCCGGGAACGTCAACTCGTGCTTCGAGCTGTTCCATCTCGCCCCGAGGGCGTCGGCGAAGTCGACCCGCTCCAGTTCCTTCAGCAGCGACTCGGCCAGTTCGTCGAAAGTCCGGCGGTAGGCGCCCACCCAGATCCCGGGGTAACGCACGCAGGCTCGTAGCCCCTCCATCAGCAGGGCCTTCGTCTTACCGGGACCAGCCGCTCCGCCGTACAGCACGTCGTCCTCAGTGGCCAGGTGGAACTCTTCCTGCGGGCAGTGGCCGCATGAAGGTGGCAGGTCGACTCCGGCTCTCGCCGCGTCGATGGCGAACTGGTAGCCGGCTGCCATGGCAGCTTGCACCCGAGGAAGGCAGATCGGCTCGTAGCCCAATCGGTCGAAGGCGTCGACCGACGCCTGCTGCTCGGGCTCGGCCCACGAATCGAGCACGTAGCTCCAGGGATCACTGTCGGCGGCGAGGGTCACGGCTGCCGCCGAGCCGCAGAGGGAGCCGTGTAATCCCAGACGCCGAACCCCTCGTCCAACGCCACGAACACCTGCTGTGCCTCCCGCTCCTGGGCAAGCTCGTCGGGGTGAGCGAGGGCGACGGCCTCCGCTGCGGCTCGCTCGATCTTGAGCCGACGACGCTCCGCAGAGCGCTCGTCCATGCGACGGTTCATCGCCTCTATCATCAGCCGGTCGCTCTCCTTCTTCGCCGCCTTCGCCCGCTTGGCCTCGGCGCGGTCGGCTGGCGTAAGCACCTTGCGGGGCTTCCGGTGGTGCAGCCCGAGGTCGACCAGAAGTTGCCGGGCCTGATGTCCGAGGGCGGATCGCTCGCCCGCCGACCACGGCACGCTGACGGCAACCGCATCGTCGGCAGTCGAGGCGAGCAAGCCCTTCTCCAGCAGGACCGCCCGATCCGTCTTGGTGTCGAGCGCCATCAGCGCAGCCCGGAGCACAACGATCGGGTTCACTCCCTCGATGTCGCCACCGATGATGCGGCCGGTCCCTTCGCAGTATCGGCACTCCGGATCGGCCACGCCGCAGTACCTCATCGTGGCGCAGCCCTCGCACGCTCCGACGAGGCTCACGCTCTCACCGGCGCAGCTCCGGCACGACCAGGCCGGATGACGGGGTGACCAGCTTCGGGCGCCGGTCCAGGTTCGCCTTGCCGTTGGTCTGCAGGGCGTTGCCGACCTGGATGGCCACCTCGGGCTCCAGGAAGTAGAACCCGACGCCCATCGGCGTGGACACCCGGAGCAGGATCTGCGAGTCGCCAGCGCCGTTCTGCACCGTCACCACCCCGAAGCCGGTGGGCACGGGACCGGGCGGCACGTCACCGGTGGGCACATCCTCGGGCGGAGCTTGGTCGTTCATCGTCGGGTTCCTCTCGGTCATCGGTGGGCTTCGGACGAGGACGGCACGGCGGCGATCGGCTGGCCACACCTCAGGCACGGGATGCGGTCGATGCCGAGCCGGTGCAGGAGGCAGGCGGCATGGTCGAGCACCGGGCGGGGGCCGCTCACGTTGGCCCAGATCGACCCGCACGGGCAGTACAGGGACCGGCCACCGGCGGGCGGGGCGAGGGTCACGATGCTCCCGTCGTCGTGGTCGAGCGTTGCTCTGCCGCCCAGCAGCGCCGGTGGTACTCCACCTTGCGCATGTCCTCACCCTCGAAGGAGATCATCGCTCGCACCGCCGGCAGGATGATCACGCCGCAGCGGGCACACAGCGTCTCGGGGGCAGTGGCCGACGGCGAGCATGTGCACCGGCCCTCAGCGTCGGGCACGCACGCCCGGTTCGTGATCACGACTTCGCCCCCATCACCAAGCGGGTCATGCCGAGCAGGAGTTCGAGGGCGTAGGACTCCGCGGCGGTGGGCGACCAGCCGCGCTCCTCCAGCAGCTTGCGCTGACCCTCGGCCATCTCGACGATGGGGCGCAGTTGCTCGGTGACCCTGATCAGGGCCTCACTGACTTCCGGGTCCACGGTCACACTCCTCGGGAAAGTTCGTCGGGGGGGTCGAAGAGCTGGGCCAGGCGGCGGCGGACGATGGCCGGCACGTCGTCGCGCATGACGCCAGCCAGCATCTCGGCGGCGACGGTGCCCACCAGCTCGGCGAGCATCCGGCCCAGCAGGTCGAACACGTCGCCCAGCACGCCGCGCAGCACCGAGTCGAGGGCCCGGCCGTGCTCCTCGGCCAGGCGGATGCGGCGCTCGTCGATACCGGCGTCGACACACGCCTTCGCCACCTTGGCCATCTCCCGCAGGGCGTGGTTGTACATCTCGACCCACACCGCCGGGCGCTCGAATTGCTCACTGCCCTGGGAGAGCTGCTTGAGGTCGGAGGCGGACTCGAACTCGCCGATCACGCTGCCGAGGTAGGACACCATTCCGGCCCAGCGGTGCAGCGCCTCCAGCAGCGCCTGGTGGGGCTCCACGTCCCGGGACAGGGCGAACTCGGCGACGGAGCGCTCAGCCTGCTCGTGCTGGCGCTTGCGGGCGACGGCGGCCCGGACCTGCGGCGAGCCCCCGCCGTGGATTCGGCACACGGTGGCCGGCGGCGTGACCAGCTTCCGGCACTGCTGGCCGGAAGTCTTGCTCTTGGCCGAGCAGAAGACGGCGGTCATCGGGCGGCCTCGAAGACCTCGAGCGCTTCGACCACGGCGACGGCGGCCGGCGCAGCGTCCCGAAGCGTCGGGTAGCGCCCCGGGTCGGCGGCCATGAGCGCCCGGGCGATGACCGCCCGGCGACGTGCCCGGGTCGCCCACTCGGGGTCTGGCCTCCGTGAGGTCGGAGGGGCGTCGGAGTGGTCCATGTGCTGAGAGGGACTTGTGCAAGGGCAGGTCGGGCACCAGGCACTCACCGCAGCACCAGCCCGACCCGCAGGTGGTGCGCACACCGCTGCCGGCGCCACATCCGCTCGACGTCGGCGGCGTACAGGGCCCGCCTCACGCCTTCGCTCCGACGAGTTCGGCCATCGCCGGGTCGGCGGCGGCGTAAGCCCCGGCGCTGACGAGCTGGTTGCGCACGGCGGTCAGCAGGTACTTCGGCGTGTGCGGCTTGGCGTCGGCGGTCAGCATCCGCCCGATGCACTCGTCGACCACGCCGGGGTCGGCCACGGCCAGGCACTGCCGCACGACGACCAGGCTCTCGCCCACCATCCGCCGCCGGTCGGGCCACAGGCCCTCGGCCATGCGTTCGGCCAGCGGTCGCAGCATCGGGTGCTCACCGGGCTCCGGCGGCTCGGGGTGCGGTGGGGGTCCTGTCTTCGAGGCTTCCAAATCGGGGTTGCCGACGTGGGCCGTGCCGTTCGTCGTTGCCTCAGCGGGCGGTTTCACGCCAGACGTCGGTGGAGGGGGAGGTGGAGGTGGAGGGAACGGCGCGCCCGCGCCGCCGCGCCCGCCGCCACGCGCGTGCGCAGTTCCCGTGGGTTCCGGGAAGGCTTCCCGGTAGGCTTCGAGGAAGGGTTTGGGGATGACTACCCGGATGGGTTGCGGGAAGACTTTGGGGAAGTCTTCAGCTAACCCTTCCAGGAACCCTTCCCCCAAGGCTTCGACGATCGCTCGACGAATCGGCGCCGACAGAATGGCCGAGAACTCCCGCATCATGGACTTCACCATGTTCGGCTGACTGAGGATGCCGTCTCGCCTCACCAGCGACCGCACCCACAGTTCAGCGGTGCCCTGGTCGACCATGACGAACCGCGCCTCCTCCAGCTCGGCCACCGCCTGCTCGACCGCCTTGAGCGCCACGGGCCGCCCTCCAGGTACCAGCGACGCGGCCAGCCGGGTGTACCGGCCAGGGGCGTAACCGACCACGCCGGTGTGGGAGAGCTGCGGATGCGACAGGGTGGCGAAGTACACCCACTGCGCCAGCACGCTCCGCCTGAGGACGTCCGGGTCCCCCCAGATACTGGTGAAAATGCGCGCCTCAGTCCTTGCCACGTACGACCCCCGACTCGATGATTTGACGCGCCGTCTCTTGAAGATCAGTGATCGCCCGCCATGCACAACCGCAGAAATACCGCCACACGTCACCGGATGCGATGTTCTTTTTGCCCATCGCCACACCGATCAGGCGCAGCAACTCCTCCTCGTAAATGCCCAGAGCGACGAACCGTGTCACCGATTCCTGCCAGTCGGAGGACCGGGGGATCACTTCACCGTCGCACTTCCACACCGACCAGGCCTGATCGAACTCAGCTCTGAACTCTTCGACCACCTGTCTGTCGATCGCCCGCCACTCCGCTGCCATGGAAATGGCCTGAGCCCACAACAGTGCGGACTCTTTGACGTCGTCTACGAGAGGTGATCCGGGGGCGATGCTGGACTTGCCGGCGTTGCAATCCGAGCAGGCAGTCACCAGGTTCGATGGCTCGTCACCTCCGCCCAGGGTGGTCGGTATGACGTGGTCGACGGTCAGGACGACGTCGGGGGCCTGGGCTCCGCAGTAGCGACAGGTGTGGCCATCCCGGCGCAGCACCTCGAACCGAAGCCGCCTCGAAACGGCCATCAGGATTCCTCTCGTCGGGTGAGGTCGTTCCATCGGCCGGTGGCGAGGTCAGCGACGACCTTGACCGTGCCGGGAGCACCATGGCGGTTCTTGGCAACGATCAGCTCGGCGATGCCGGCATCCTCCGTCTTGGAGTGGTACAGCTCGTCGCGGTATACGAAGACAACCTGGTCGGCGCTGTTCTCCAGCTCGCCCGTCTCCCGCAGGTCGGCCAGCGTCGGCCGCTTGTCCATGCGCGACTCCAGGTTCCGGTTGAGCTGGGCCAGGGCCACCACCGGCACGACCATCTCCTTCGACAACAGCTTGAGGCCCCGAGCCAGCTCCGCAACCTCCACCTGACGGTTCTCCGCCCGGCCCCGGCCGCTCATCAGCCCGATGTGGTCGACGATGACCAGCCCGACGCTGCCGTAGCGCTGCACCGCTCGGCGAATCCCGGCCCGCACCGCCAGCAGGGTGATGGGCGTGGCGTCGATCAGGTCGATGGGCAGCGAGCCCAGCGACGCCATGACGGAGCTGATGCGCTCCCAATCCCTCGGCGCCACGTCGCCCCGCTCGAGGTCCGATCCGACGATGCCCGTCGCCTCGGACACGAAGCGCCCGGCCAGCTCCTCCCGGCTCATCTCGAGCGAGAAGATCACGACGGGCTCGCCCCGGGCCGCCACCCGGGTGGCCATCACGCCCGCCATCGACGACTTCCCCGTTCCCGGCCGCCCGGCCACCACGATCAGCCGCCCCGGGTGCAGCCCGCCCAGACGGTCGTCCAGCTCGAGCCAGCCCATCGGGTGCTCAATGCGCCCGCCCGCCTCTACCTTGGCCTCGATCACGTCCAGCCAGTCGCCCAGCACGTCACGGAGGGAATGCGCCGACGGCAGCTCAGCCCGGGGCCTCAACTCGTACACCATCTGCTCGGCGGCGTCGACAGCACCCTGCACGTCGGATGGCAGGTCGTAACCCAGGGATCTGATGCTCTCGCCAGCGGCAATGAGCCGGCGCAGCAGGGAGTGCTCGGCCACGATGCGTGCGTACCGCCCGGCGTTCCCGATGGACGGCGTGCCCGCCTGCAGAGTGATTAACACCGCCGGCCCGCCGGCCTTCTCCAACGCCTCGGCCCGGCGCAGTTCCTCGCTGACCGTCACCGGGTCGGCGGGCTGACCTTGGCCGAACAGCCCGATGACGGCCTCGAAGATGAGCCCGTGAGCCGACTTGTAGAAGTCCGCCGCATCCAGCCCGGACTCCACCGCGGTGGCGATGGCTCGGGGGTCGAGCAGCATGGCCCCCAACAGGCTCTCTTCGGCCTGGACGTTGTTGGGCGAAATGCGCCCGGTGCCACCCTGGCCCTGTCGCTGACGGCGAGCGTCGTCGATGCTCACGGGTTCGGCCGTCATGGGGTAACAGTCGGCATCTCGTCCCACATGCGCCCGTCGAGCATTCGACCGGCCGCCTTCTTCCCGACGCGCCACACCGGCCAGAACTCGTCGCCTACCTGCCACGCTCCATCTCGGTATCGCTCAGGACAGCCACACCCGGCACCAGTGGGCACGAAAGCACCCCACTGCTTGAAGAAGAACGGGATACCAGCGGCTACGCAGCGGTCCCGGATGTCCCGCACCCACCTCGGCCGCATAGGCCTGGCGCCCGGCCCGCTCTCGCCGCCAACGATCACCCAGTCGATCTCGGTCAGGTCGAGCGACGGCAGCGGGCCCAACAGCGGCTCCAGGCTGAGGAACCGCACCGCCGCCGGTGTCGCCCGCAGGTGGTCGGCACGGAAGGCGTAGC